ATGTTAATGTTGCTAATGCTGTGTTAAGTTGTGTTAACTGGCTTGTGGCGCCCTGTATGGCCTCATTAATTGATACTAGCGCCGGAGCCATATCATTTAATGCGCCGGCTGCTACCTTGTTTATAGCATTTGGGGTTAACGGTGTAGCGGACGCCGTCGCACTGAAATTAGTGAGTAAAAAGCCGTTAAGAGCTACCAATGTTGAGGTAAGAGCACTTATCGCGGCTGGAATAGCAGTAGCTGCGTCGTCGGTAATAGTCCAAGATCCCGGACCTCCTTGATTTACGATAGTTGTCATAATATCCTCTTATTATATATTTATTATGCTAGCTTTATACCTGTAGTTGATTCTATAAATTGGTCAGCAAATTGCTTATCAGTAGCTTCGCAGACTGTAACTGTAGTTTTAAGTAGTTTGACTTCTTTGTCTGGACTCACCGTAAACAAGTATGGCATCAAACCAGGACCCTTTTGTCCCATCCCAATCACACAGGGATTCTTTAACTTATAGTAACTAACAGCATCCTCAATCAATTTGGCAACGATTTCTTCGCCGCTAGTTAGTTTTAGGGTGATTACCTCCCCAACCGATACACCTTTGTCTATTAACATATTACACCTTTTGAAAATGTGCGCGGAGTTCTGTAAACCCGCCTATTAATTTATCATCTAAAAAAATCTGTGGTACAGTTCTGGCATTAGGCACAGCTTCTAATAATTGCTCACGAGTATAATCTTTTTGAATATTGCGTTCTTCAAACTCAACACCTTTCATTTTTAACAGAGCCTTTGCTTGATCGCAATAAGGACACTGATTCTTGCTCCATACTATAGCGTTCATATCTTTTTCCTTTCTAATTATTATAATGCAGGTAGTGCATCGTAATCAATACCTTCGCCCATCACTCCGATGACATAGTTGGTAGATTCTGACTCTTGTAGCGCAGTTTGTTTATTGCTTGTGTTCACATGTTTATTAAACCACGGAATAGGTGTTGATTTCGGAGCAGGCTGTTGATATTTGATTCCGATATCTTTAAGAGCCGATGCCGCAGTATAATCAACAAAATCTTTGAGAATATTAGCATTTAGTCCAATCACAGGACCTTTCTTGAATAGGTACTCGGCCCATTCTTTTTCTTCACGGATTACATCTGTGTATAGTGCATACACTTCTTGTTCACACTCATCTTTGATTTCAGAGAAACGATTATCTTCTTTGACTACTTGATTGATCAAATAGGCTGTCCAACCTTTGTGTAACAGTTCGTCTTGTAGAATAAGACTAATAATATTACCATTACCAATAAAGATCTTGTTCTCTACCATAGCCAAGCTGGTAGCAAAACTAACCATAAATCGGAACGCTTCTAATGCATAACTGGCATGTAGTGCCATCCAAATTGCCTTGATGTAAGTAGTTTCATTGATCTTTTCGCCTGATTCTCTGCGACAATTAATTTGATGCAGGGCATCATAATAGTCGCCTACTGAGCTAGCCATATTAACAATTTCATCTGTGTCATGGATTGTATTAAACACATCCTTAGGTACATTGTAGATATTACGAATAATATGACTGTAGCTCTTACTATGGATGTTGGTTTCGAAGAATGTCCAGTTATAGACTAGAGCTTCTAATTCGGGCAAACTAATAACTGGGGTGAAGATTTGGCTCGGACCTCGACCCTGTAAACTATCTAGTGCTGTTTGACGTAATAAATTGCTGGTGAAAATATGTTTAATCGCATCGCTCGCATCCTTAAAATCATTTGCGTCTTTGGTAAGACTAATCTCTTCGGGTTGCCAGAAGAAGCCTCGGGCTGTCGCTTCAAAGTCTGCAATCTTCTTGTATTTAACTTCTTCAAATCGTTGAATGGTTACAGGACCTGCTGGATCTAGAAACATCTTACGACTCAAATAGTCTGTTTTAGTTTTTAAATTATATTGTTCTTGGCTCATTAATATTTTCCTGATGCAAGTACTATCTTGCAAATATGTTCTAATCGTTCGATGTGTTCATAGGCACGCCATGGGCTTGTATCAATAGCTACAACACCGTGTCCTTTAATGCCTACAATGTCATAGGCAATGTTTCCGTTGTTGTCTAACTTTAATTTTTCAAAACATTGATCAGCCAATTCTTGACTAATAGGCGGCACGTCGCCAACATTAGGTGCTACCTTAGTATAACGATTAAGTTCTGGAAAGGCATCGCTAATAGTACTAAGATCAATTCCGGCATGCATGGCGGCAATACAGTAAGTAGGATGTACGTGTACAACTACACGAACTTCATCTTGGTGTTGTCCCATATGTTTTTGCAATCCGTAGTGAAGAGGAATCTCACCACTTGGTCTAAGATTGCCGCTGATATCAGTATAAGGTAACTCTATCCAATAATCATCTCTAAGCCCGATCTTCTTAAACTGATCAGGTTGTAATGTTTGTTTGCGTACTCCACTTGGAGTGATATAAAAATGATTCCGGTCGTGATGTCGAATACTAACATTACCATCACGACTGGTAATCCAATTACGCTTATAGGCATCGACTAAAATATCACATATAGTTTCTAGCATTATAACTTACATGCCTCACAATCATCTTCTAATTCTACTTCATGATACCCATTCAACTGAACGCCATTTACCTTTGTTTCTTCTACATCGACAGCTTTACTGCCTGCCTTATTGATTAAACTATAGTAAAAAGTTTTTAATCCCCACAACTGTGCCTGCATGAGATTTTTAGCGATTAATGTAGTCGGTACTTTACGATCTGCAAAGTGCGCAGGATTATAAAAAGTATTAGTACTGATACTTTGATCAACATAAGCCGCAAGTACAGCCGCAGTCTTTAAGTAACCATCGCAGTCTTTTTGATCCCACATAAGTTGGTACTTGTTTTTAAGTTTAGCATACTCAGGAACAACTTGTGTAAATGACCCTGCTTTGCTTTCCTTTGTGCTAATCAAACTCATAGGCAATTCAATTCCATTAGTGCTGTTTATAACAACACTACTGCTTTCAACTGGAGCAATGGCCATTAAGGTTGCATTGCGGACACCGTACTGCCTCATATTAGTACGGAGTGTTTCCCAATCAAGTTCTGGTGTAAAGTCTGCTAAATCATTAACAGCTTTGGCTCTTAATTCCCAAGGAAAAATTCCTTGCCCATATCGTGTTTTTTCACTATCGATACATGCACCGCGCTCTCGGGCTAATTCAACAGTAGCCTCTGTCAAGTAAAATGCTTGATGTTCCATCCATGTCTTAACATCCTGGAGTGCGTCCTTTTCTCCGTACTTTAGGTTACGCTTGGCATGCCAGTAGGCTAAATTGGTTATACCAATACCTAGTGGGCTGATTTCATCGTTAGATAACTTACTCTGGATTGATAGGAAGTCTTGATAATCAAGAATGTTACAAAGGCTACGCTGTAGTATACGGCAAGCACGACGCATGTCTTCTGGATTACGGAAGGCTCCCCAGTTGATTGATCCTAGTGTACATAACGCTATGCGACCTTCAGCGTCATCCAGACGTTTGAAGCTTTTTGTAGGCAATAGGATCTCACAACATAAGTTGCTTTGGTAAATGGTATGGAAGTCGGGATCAAATGGTCCTTGATTTTGTACATTGTCGATAAACACGAGATAGATACGGCCTGTATCAGTACGCTCTTTCAATATACCACCTTTGAATACTTCTTCGGCACTCATAGTCTTTTTACGAAGACCAGATTGCTTTTCATATTTTACATACAGTTTTTCAAAAGCGGCAATATCTTTATAAAATGCCTCGTACAAGTCAGGTACTTCATTTGGATCAAAGAATGTTATATTTTCTTTGTTTTTAAATCTTCTCCAGAAGAAGGCAGAAAGTACCACTCCATAGTCCATATGTCGAACCCTAGTTTCTTCTGTGCCTTGGTTATTCTTAAGAACAATAAGATCATCAAACTGATGATGCCAGATGGGATAAAATACAGTAGCACTTGCATTGCGAATGCCTCCTTGACTACAGCTACGAAGGTCACCGAACCATTTCTTTAAGAAAGGTATCATACCAGTATGCATGATTTCACCACCGCGAATTGGGGAGCCCAATGGGCGTAGTCGACCGATTTCCAATCCGATCCCCGCACGTTTACTGGCATACTTGGCCATCATCTCGCCAGAAGCAAATATGCTATCCAAATCGTCGTCACTGCGGATAAGCACACAACTAGAAAACTGTTTAGTCGGAGTGCCAAGGCCAGCCAAGACAGGTGTAGCGAGAGTAAACAAACCATCGGATGCCGCTTGATAGTATTCTTTAATGTAACGCATCCTTGCGCTATTCGGTTCTTCCTTATGGAAGACTGTAGCTGCTGCCACAATATATCTAATTTGTGGAGTTTCATAAATTTCCTTTGTCGCACGGTTGCGTACCAAATATTTTTCAATCAACTGCTCGATGGCCGCATAAGAATAACCTTCGTCCTTTTCATGGTCCAACATGTCATTCATTTTGTTCCAATCGTCTTCGGTGTACCACTCTAGTAATTCTTTGGTGTACAGCCCTACAG